TCAATCACACAGTCAATAATCTGGGAATTTGCAGGGATAACAACGTCAGTTACAGACGCTGCAAGTGCACCGCCAGAAAGATCCGCTGAAAAAGTCTGCGCCATAACAACTTGACCAACATTAACAATGTTTGAGCCAAGAGTTGAGCCTGTTGTATTTTTGATGGTTCCGGCCTTAATAGGACCAGAGAAAGTAGTTGTCGCCATGAGTTTACTCCTGTCGTGGCTAGTGTCAGCCGCACCATGCGACTGTCAGGGATAACGTATTGTACAACAAAAAAGGGCGACTGAATAGCCGCCCTTTTCCGTATAATTGTTCGCTTATGCGCCCGGTGAACCGAACACAGCGCGTGGGTCGCTGTAGCCGAAGCTGTAACGCTCACGAGCCTTAAACCGCATGTTGCCTGAATCGAAATCAGCCTCCATGTTGGTTGAAAGCGGAGTACGCTCAAAGTGCTTGAAGCCGTTTGGAGCGTCTGTCTTGATGAAGAACGCATCAGGGTCTGTTAGGAAGTGGTTAATTGTGTAACCCTCTGGCAGCATACCCATGTTGCGGATTGCGTTCACATCGTTGTCGGCTGTGCCAACGCGGAGTGTGGACTCAAGAAGACGATCAGCAACAAACTGAAGCTGTGGTGGAATGATCAGTTTCATGCCACGAAGAGCAATGATCATGTTCCGCTCATCAACGAATGTTGAGATGTCAATCAAGGCATTCTCAAGTGATGTTTCGTTGAGGTCAGCAGCAGTTGATGGCTCGTTGCGGAATGTACCGCCACCAGCCAGTGGGTGATCAGTTGCACAAAGCTCTTTGCCGTCACCGCCAGAGAAGGCAGAGTTGAAGGCGTTGTTAAGAGTTGCGGCAGCTTTAACCTGCTTGGTGTGAGCCATTGAACGTGCGAGTGCGCGTGTGTAACGTGCGCCCAGACGGTCATACAGGTTGTCTTCCATTGCTTCTTCAGTCAGCGCAAACGCAAGAGCAATTGTCTCATGCGTATAACGTACTGTGTAAGCCTCTGAGGCGTTGTCAAAATTGACGCCAGCGCCTTCAGCTTTGGTTTGTGCATTTCCAAAACCAACGAGCATCACCTCTTCTTCAAATGCACGATCTGAAGATTCGGTGTCGTAGATTTCGGCATGCTCGGCTTCGTAACGATCATATTCGATTCCGAATAGAGCATTTAGGCCGGGTTCTAGCTCTTTCGCTAGTTGTGCGCGAGAAATAGCCATTATTCAGCCTCCTTATGCCAAGCCAAGTGTGCCACCTGAGAACAGGTGATTGTTGATCATGACGATGACATTTGTGTTGGCTGATGCTACATCACTGTTCTCTGGATCTGTGGAGATATCAATCGCCTTCAGAGGAAGAGTTGCGGTTGTTGCACCAGTAGACACAGCCATTTCCATTCGTGAGATGCCAGAAGCATTATCACCAACAGGCGACTGATCTACAATGTCAAAGTTACCAAACAGGTCTGCTACTGGCATTGCAGCGTCAGCCTGAATTTCATAGACAGCATGAGGCGCGTCAATTACTGATGCTTCAGCATCTGATGCAACTGTACCAGCAGTCCACTTGTTTGACCAGCGCGGCTTGCCGTCTGAGTCAGTGTAATTTACTCCGTTGAAAACACCCAGAATAAGTCCAGAGCCGCCAGCAGCAACACGTTCAATTCCACCACCAGTAACAACCGCTACGAGGTCGCCTTGGTAAATGGTTGTGTTGTAGCCAGATGCAATCCGGTACTTGTTCTGCATGTTTTGCAGATCGGAGCCGTTGCCTGAACGCGAAAGGCGCAGGCCAAAAGAAGCGTCTTTGTTCGCCATCTTTCTTTCTCCTAGTTGTCAGCTACCCCTTTGGGTCCACCGAAGGACACAGAGGAGCTACGTTGTGGTTTAAGCTTTGGCATCGCGGCATTGGACTCTCTCATCCAATCACGATCCACAGCTTCCATTTGGTTTTGGGCGGTATTCTGATAATGAGAATTACGCTGATCCGCAATTTCTTCTGGTATTCTGGCTAGAACCAAACCACCAACGCCAATTACGCCTGCGTTTTTACCCTCGTCAACGACAGGGGCATCAAAATCAGGATAGTCTTCTGCTTTTACAAGCTCCCATCCTTCACGGCGGCGTTTGTGAACATTGTTACGATCATCGTATTCCATAACAGATTCACGAATCCACCGATGCTTATAACCAATAGGTGCTTCTGGTGCCTCAAGGGCTGAAGGCGGTCTCCAATCGGCAACTCTCGCTTGTTTTTCACGGGTTTGCGAATCCCGGTTTGTGCGATCAGACATTACGCTTGCTTCCTTTCCAGTTTAGCAACCTCTTGGGCATAACGCTCTAGAGGTATTCCCATTTTCTTGGCAAAATTAACTTGCCCCTGTGTTAGTTCCACAGTCTTTTTCCGCCCACTTTTGGTAGCTGACCGTCCATTTGATGCAGGAGTAACGGCTTGGGCGTTTTGCCGCCTCTCCTGAAACTTGTGAGGAAACTCTCTCCGCATGCGGCGATCAATTTCCTGATAATATTCATCGCTATTAGGGTCAAAGCCCTCATTAGAAACGATGTCTTCATGTATAACTTTTGCGCTAACAGTCATGATGCGATCACCGTTATCACCAAACCAAGGGTTCTTTTCCATCCAGCTTGTAAGCTTTCTGTCAAGCTGTCGTGGCTGTTGCGGGGCTTGCTGACGAGGCTGTGCAGCTCGAGCTTGCTCTTCTGCAACCTGACGCTCTGAACGATGCTTTTGAATGCGTAAACGCTCTTTTTCAATAGTCAGGCCAGAAATGATTTCCTGTGCTTGAGCCATTTTTTCCATGTCGCCGTTGTCATATGCCTCTTGAAGCATTCTTTTGGCAGCGGCTGATTGGCTTTCAATGCGCGATCCGTATTCGTTTATGTAGCCTTTGTCCAAATCGGAGAGCTTTCTTTTCATCTCTTCGTTTTGTGTCTGGACTTGCTGGGCATACTGATAAGCGGCTTCTGCCTCTTCAATGGCCTGCTTACGCTTTGCTGTTAGCTGATTAATGCGCTTTTGAACATTTTCACTATAGTTCTCTAGGTCATCGTCATTTGCGCCGTCATCAGAATCCCGTACAATTGTTCGGGTTTCTTCTTTTTCAGAAGTTTCTACAGCAACAACACTCGCTTGATTGTCGTCATCTAAATCAAACGATACGGTTTCCTGATCTTCAGGAATATTTTCTTGAATTTCATTCATGTTCATGTCTCCCACTATACATAAGAAATATCGGCTGGGTCAAGTATTGTAGCGATAATATTGTCATCATTGATAAGTCTTACCTCTAAACCATCAACTTTGAACCGGTTTCCCGCATATCTTCCCATCAATACCCAAGACTTCTCATTACACCAAGCCCCAGAAGGAAACTTGTTTGCGTCTCGATAGGTGTCAGGGCCTACTTTCACGACATAAGCCGCAACAGTAGCAAAGCTCTCACGCTCTCTAACTGAGTCAGGAATAATGATTCCACCAGCAGACTTCTTCTTCATGTAATAAGGAATTACAAGCAAACGGTAGCCTACAGGTTGTGGCAACCGGTCAATTGCGGAAAGATCCATCTGAGATGGGTCTTCTGTGTTCTTTTCATTTGGGTCTATCGGAGTGTCAAAACCCTTTGATATTGCCGCTGGAACCGGACTGGATTCAGCGCTCTTTGCCATCCTCTCAGGGACGAATAGTTTTTTAGCCATCTTCTAGCTCTATGCCTTTCATCGCGGATTTAATAAGGTCTTCAGAGTAGGTCAATCCGCGTATCTGACCCACTATGAACCAGTAGTCGTTCCAATCGCCTACCGAACCATCCGCCAGTCTTTGACTTAAATCAGCCTTATACTGGCGTATGTCTTTCAACATATACTCCGCTAATTGTATAGCGTCCATTATTTACCCTTCATGTATTTTGAAACCGCTCTATTTCCAAACCAGAAAGATAAAACAGCCGCAAAAAGCCCTTGTACTTCTGGAGACCACATCAGTTCAACTGCGTCTTTCCAGTCCCCACCAGTCTCCAATACCTTTACCATAATAACAATTTCTGTCGCAACAAAGAGGCAAAAAAATGCGTAGGTTATGACAGGACGTACAGAACCACGCAAAGCATTAACAAAGCCTCCCGCATCAATGGATCTATCATGCTCATAAATCCCTTTGCTTTCTTGTATATCGGCTTCCTTGTCTAGCTCCTGCAACTTTAGTTGCGAGCGCTTTTCCATAAGCTCGGCTTCCATTTTCATGATTTCTAGTTTCTGCTTATGCTCCTGCCCAGCTTTGAAAAAGTTTAGCACTTCCGGCAAGAAACTTGTGCCAAAACCCAACAAACTTCCAAGTAAACTCATCATGTGCTTAACCTCCCCTTTGGCAACGCCTGACATTTCCAAGAAATAGGTCGATAACCCCTCATGTGAAAGTGAACATCTCTAGACATTTCCATGGCCCTGGCCTCGCATCTTTCATAAGAACTGTATGGCCCAAGCTGATCTTCCAGTTGCCAGCATACAGTTGGCTGAAAAACCATACAAGCAAGTACAAGAGCCTGATACATATCACTTACCCCTGTTCTTCTCGGCTTGATCCTTATTTGTTCTGTTGTGCATATCCCACATAATCATTTTTTACTCATCCATGCTGTGGCACCCATATAAGCGCCAACCACACCAGCTTGCGCTATGTAAAACAAACCAAGCAAATCAGCCAAAGCTTTTACTCTGTTGTCAGACACAATCGGCAAAAAAAGAAAAATGCTGAATGCGATCATACTAATCATGGCAATCCACGCCATACGCTTTTGAGCTTCGCTTTTTTCTTCACGAAGCTCCATTTCAACCATTTCTTTTTCTCTTGCAATCTCTTCGTCAGATACTATGCCATCACCATCTAGGTCATGCCTCTCGTATCTGCTACCAGACTCCAAAGTCTTTTTCGATGGCGTCATCAATCTTCTCTCTAACGGATTTTACAAGACCGGTTGCGGAGGACAGCACCCATTCCACGAGGGACAACACCGCCGTTACGCATTTTAAAACCATATTGACCAGTTTTGTGATCATAAGTGTATCCTTTCTTTCCTGCTTTCACAGCTTCTTTTAAAGCCGCCAGTTGCTCATCAGTTAAGCCAGCCATAACGTCCTTTAAGGGAGGAGTGCCTTTTTTATCTGACATCAGAAAACTCCTGTGAAACGCTGTGGCCTAGCAATGCTAGAAAACCGACTAATTACTTTTTTTGGCTTTCTTTTTAAAGAAGCCTTTTGAAGCGGCTGGCTTTGCTTTGATCGCGCCGCTGTCGATAATGACGGGCTGTTCGATGACCTTGGCCTCGACTGGCTTTGGCGCGGGGGCAACTGGGGCTTCTTGCTTGTTACGGGCATTTCTACGCTCCACTTTTTTAGCCTTTTCTACCTCGGCTACTTTTCTACTAATTGAACTCGCGCTCATTGCATTTTACTCCGTAAGTTTGCCGCAGCGATCTCACGCTGGGTCTGTATTCTTTCTTCAGCAACACGAACCTTGTCC